GTGCTTGTCTTCGAGGTGTTCAGGGTTTTCCAGTGCGATTACGTAACGATCATAAAATTCCAGTAAAACCGGCAAGTTGTCAGTAAACCATTTTGGGTCATATTCAATACGCTCTAGGCTATCGCCGTGTTTTGCCCACTGGTAAAAGTCGCACCACTGGCGACCTGTGCAGGCCATTTCCATTTGAACCTGGGCAAAGTAGTGCGGCTGCTCTGCGCAGGTCTTAAATTCTGGCGGGTTTTTATTGCGCTGCCCAAACGGGCATTTAATTTCAACAACGCCGTCATCATCAACAAGCCCGTCAGGGCTTGCGCCTAGCCAATCGTGGCTGGGGTGAACGTGAAACCCGGTATCATCAACCATGTTGCCGGTATCGCCCATATAGTCCAATGCCGCAAGCGGCTCATGTAATGTTCCGTAGTCCGTCGCTATGTTTCCGGCAAACTCAAATTCTGCGCCGTGATACTCGCGCACCATCTGGCGGATTAAATCTTCTGGCGTCCTCCATGGATTGACGCCCAAAGCTGCGCCAATGTTTGAGCCTGTCAATTTTCCTTTGCGGGCTTTAAACCATTCTTCGGATCGCTGTTCCATTTTGCTATTCCTCATTGGGTAGTGTCGGGGCGCAAGCGCCCCTAAGTTATTGATTTATATCAGAAAGGTACGTCGTCGTCGATGTCGTCAACTTCTTCCGGCTCAGGCTCTTTAGCTTTCGGCGCTTCTTTAGCTGCCTTGGCCGCAGCACCCTTGGCAGGCGACACAGCACTGACCCAGTTCCCGCGCTTGCGTTCATCTTTCGGGATGACTTGACCGTTGTCGTCTTTGTCCAGCTCCCAGATCTGAACCTTGATAGCCATAACCTTGCCCACAAGAGCGGTCATAAGATCTGTGTCGCTTGGCTCACCTTGCACTTTCATGAGCTTACCGCCAGCGTTCTGATCAACTGCGGCCAGCATACGCTTAGCTTTGTCTGCGGTTGCCTGCGGGTCTTTGTCGCGGCTGGTGCCAAAGACTTTTACCTTTTGAAAGATCACGCGCTTGGCGAATTCGTCAGGCTTCATTACGCGCCATTTAAGGCTGATAAATCGGTCTTCGTTGTATTCGTCCCATTTAGCTTCCTCTATGGCTGCAATACATCCTGTGTTGCCTGGGATTGGCTCAATGTCACCGCCGCCCATTTCAAACGCGCCGTTGTTTTCTACTGATGATCCGTCGTTAAGATTCCAGAATGACATAATTAAACTTCCTCATTGATTGCGGGTGCGGTTTTGCCGCCATTAAAAAACGGGATTAAAGCCAGTAATGGGTTTTGCTCTTTTTCTACGTCAATCTCTTCGGGCAGGCTGTAACGGTTTTTTGCGTCGACATAGCCGATAGTGCCGTCGCTGCTAGTAATCAAAACGCGCTCACCAGTGTTGGTAACGCGCCCATACTTTGTGGTTTGGCCCTTTTTGTTTTGCTCATGGCCCATGACAAACTCACGGGCCTTTAGGTACAAAACCGCATCACTTGAGCTAATATAGATCTGACGGGCCTTCTCTGGCATGTCCATGCTGTAGGCCGTGTACTCTCCTGCATCTGGGCGGTTCTTCATTTTGACGACGCCGGTATGCGACAAGAAAACAACGGCAATGCCCTTGCGGCGTAGGTGCTCACAAGCCTGGCGAATCTTTACGTGCATTCCGGCAACTACCAAGAATCCTTTGTGGAAACCGCCCGCAGCTTCGCCAATGTTGTCAACGCCTTGCGGGTCAAACTCAACCACTTCCGACTCAAACAGCGAGTTCATGGATGTTATTGTGTCAATCACAACGGTTTTGAAAGAGTGATCAGCGGTAATTAGCTCGCGGAGCTGATCAATAATAACCTCGCTTGGCCGAATTTCACGCTTAAAGTTGGGCGCTGGAATTTCTGGGAAAAACTGCGGCTGCTTATCTTCTGGCCAAGTCTCAAAAACAGTAGAACCGTTCTCTGCCTGAATGAAAATGGGAGCCGGAAACAGTGCGGCAATGGTAGATTTGCCGACGCCTGGGAAACCTACGATTGTCAAAACCGGCGCTTGCGGTTCTGCTTTTTTTGCCTTCTCCAAATAGCTCATCTTGTTTCGCCTCATTGGGTGTTTGTCGTTATGACGGTTGCTAGATTATGCCGTTGCGGTTACTATGTCAACACCGAACACGAACACTTAGGATTAAAAATCATGACGACCGACGAAGCTAAGCATCATTTTGGTGGTATTAAAGGGCTGGCAACTGCAATCGACATTTGGCCGCACGTCATATACCGGTGGGGAAAGTTTCCGCCCATGCCGCGCCAGTACGAACTTGAGGTAAAGAGCGGTGGAAAGCTAAAGGCGGAACCTGAAAATGATCAGTGAAATTCACGACTACATAGAAGGCGGCTTTCGAGTCTTCGGGCTAAACGGCGTCACTAAAGGATCCTGCGATTGCGGTGATAAAAACTGCAAGGCGCTTTTTAAGCATCCTGTGATTAGTAACTGGCAGAGCGTACCCCACTGGTCAGACGAGCAGATAGACACCTTTGACCAGCTTGGCCACTTTGACACGGGCTTTGGCGTACTTTGCGCTGGCTTCCTGGTAATTGACGTAGACGCACGAAACGGAGGGGTTGATTCGTTCAAGAAATTGTGTGAAGACATTCCGGGATGCGCGGATTCTAAATTTGTAGTCAATACAGGCTCAGGCGACGGAAGCCAACATCATTATTTTATGATGACTGAAAGCGTATCTTTGTCTCAGAATTTAGACGCCTACCCAGGGGTGGACTTAAAATCTTCAGGATTCGTTGTGGGGGCAGGATCCAGCCACGCAAGCGGCGCTGACTATGAAACGGTTAAGGGTTTTCCTCAAGATGTGCAACCGGCACCTGATGATCTTATAGAGCTGCTACGTAAGCCAAAGTTTCACAGGGTTACAACAGACGGCGGTGAAGTCGACGTTGATCAGGCTCAGGTTGCTTTGTTGCTTACGTTTATTTCACCAAATACCAACTATGAGACATGGGTAAAGATTGGCATGGCAACCCACCATTGCACAGGCGGGGCAGGCTTAAACCTTTGGGATGAGTGGAGCGCAACGGGCGAAGACTACCCTGGCCATGAGCCTTTGGCGCGCCATTGGCACAGCTTTGGGAAAACATTAAACCCGGCTGGTTACGGTACGTTACTGCATCACGCCAGAGAAGGCGGATATACAGAAGATGTGACGTTTGAGTACAAGGGCGAGCCATTGCCTGCCGACCTGGATACAACCGGCATAGACCTAAAGCGCCCACCTGGATACATCGGGGATCTTACCGCATGGATAAACAACCAATGCCTTTACCCTCGTGAAAACTTGGCTGTTGCCGCTGCCCTGTGCGCCGTCTCAGGACTCGCTGGAATGCGCTTCATAGATGAGCTTGACGACATGAGCGCAAACATCATAGCGTTCTGTGTAGCTGGCTCAGGAACAGGCAAGGAGGCAGTGCAGCAAGCATACCTTAAGATTATGCAGGCAGCGTCGACACAAGGGGCAGTTCACGGCGGGTTCAAGTCTGAACAGGAGCTTATGCGCAACCTTCTGCGCCACCAAGCCGCATTTTACAGCGTCGACGAGCTTGGCCTTGTACTTAGAAAGCTGGAAAACGCCAGCAAACGCGGTGGCGCGTCTTATCTTGAGGGAATTATTGGCCTGGTTATGTCTGTTTACTCAAAAGCGAATGGCTACTTGCCTATCACAGGCGACCTTAAAGAAGAGATCCGAGAAACCATTGGGCGCGACTTGGCCAAAGTTGAAAAGAAAATAAACGACCTTCCGAAAGATAGCAGCCATGATTTAAAACTTGGCAAGCTGGAAGAGCTACGCGAACAGCACAGGGAATCGCTAGATAAGATTGACGACGGCTTAGATAGCCCCTACCTAACAATTTTGGGTTACACCACGCCAGTCACCTTTAACGAGTCGATGAGCTTTGAGCAGGCCACAAACGGCTTTATGGCGCGGGCCATGATCTTCGATGACTTAGAAACAAATCCCAGGCGCAAAAAGAATTTCAAAAAGCAAGCCATGAGCGAGGCGCTGGAAAACTCCATACGCAAACTTTACGCCCCGGGCGCGTTTGACGTTTTGGCTACTGGCGGGCGCGTTGGCTTTACAGGATCAAAAACCGTTGTATCTACTGAGCCGGAAGCCGTGGATC